GGCGAGCTCACAGATGTTGTAGGCGGCCACGCGCTGCACCATCCGCATCACAAAGGGGTCGCGGTCGGTGCCGGTGGTGGCGAAAATGGCATCGGTGTCGTAGAGCTTCCAGGCGTTGTACTGCTGCTGGGTGAGGGAGGCGGTTTCGCGGCGTTCGTTGGCGGCCTCGAAATAGGAGCGCACCTCCGATTCGGCGGCAAGGATGGCCTGCTCGATGACAGCGGAGTCGCTCTGTGCAATCTGGTTCATCCGGTACTGGTAGAGCACGGATTTCATTTCTTCTTCGGTGATAAACATTTTTCTATAGTTAAAGGTGAAAAATTATAGAGACGCGCCATGGCACGTCTGTACATAAAAAGTTAGAATCTTCTGGAGGTCCTATGGATGATGGAGTAGCGTGAGTTGGAAGTCCGGGTGCGCTGAGCGAGCATCCATATGGCGGATTCGAGAGCGTCGGGTGCGTCATCATGGGCGCGACTGCCCCGCTCAAACAACAGCAGCTGCTCTTCCAGCACCTTCATTCCGGGTGTGTCCTTCTCCTTTTCGTTGAAGACCACCAGCCCGCGCTGGAACAGGGGCTGCATCGCCTCGATACGGGCATACTTGTCGCCCTTGGATCGTTTGTCGCCGATGATGGGCACGTGGCATCCGAGCGCATCGCCAGTCTTGGCGAACTCGTCAAGCATAAGGTCCTGCATGAAGTTGGCCTCCATATAGTAGAGCACCGGCACACGTCCATTGATGAAGTCCATCAGCGTATAGTGCCAGGCGACCATATCCGACACGGAGGTCTGGGCGGCGAAGACCTTCAACACGTGGAAGTGGCCGTCGGGCGTTTTGCCCACCAGCACCGTAGCTTTGTAGTCGGCGGTGGCGGAGTTCTTGAAGGAGGGGTCGGTGTAGCAGACCAGCTGTCGGTAGTCCTTGAGCGGGAGCATCTTGCCGTAGCGGATGTCTTTCTGCTTGAAGACGGCCCCCTCTGTCATAGGGTTATTCATATATTCCTTCTGGAAATTGCGTTCGCCTACGAAATCGCGCAACGCCTGTATCTCATCGGGAGTGTAGTTCTCGGGCCATGAGGGGTTCCCTTTCCGATCGAAAATGTTGACGACGGTGTGATGCGTTCCCGGTCGTTCGGTAACAAGGGAGAGGATGGATGTCTTGGCGATGCGGTTGCCCACGAGGATGAACCTTCCGCGTCCAGCCTCCATCGTGCCGAAGAGGGCAGACAGCACCCACTCGGCAGCTTTTCGCACACGGCGCTCGTTCTGCACCATCTCATCATCGTCGATGTCGTCAATGACGATGTAGTCGGGCCGGCGACCCCGGTTCTTGATGCCACGGGGCGACTGTCCGCGTCCGAGAGCGGTGAAGTAGCAGCCATCGGTGGTAGTGAACTCCCCTTCCGCCCAGTTGCCGGCTTTCATCTGCTGTCCGAAATCGTGGATGTAGAGGTCGTTGTACTGCAGTTCCTGCTGGAGGTCGGCGAGGAGGCGCGTGGCAGAATCCTCGCTTTTGCCCACCAGCACCATCGTATGAAACTGCCGCTCGGACTGTATTTTGAGCCACAGGGGGATGAATACGCCCATGTGGGTGGACTTGGCGTGACCGCGTGCCCACTCGAAGACGGCGCGGGTGTTGCGGTTGCGAAGTATGTAGGCGGCCGCGTCCAGCTGGAACCTGCCGCAGTGGGTGCGTGCGATGTGCGGAAAGTAGGTGCTGACAAAGAAGGCGTAGTCGCGCTTCGCCCTCTCGATACGCACCCGCTTCGCCTCCTTGGTTTCAGAGACAGTGAAAGTCCGTTTCTGCAGCCGTTCGCAGTTGAGCTGCCACTGCTTGTATGCTTCGGTTTTTGTGATGTCCATCCGTGAAAATTTTCGGCAAAATAACAGCGAAAGTGATATATATAAAAATATATAAATCAGTGTGATAAAGATATTTGGCGGGGTGTGAAAAGGGTTGTTATTTTGCAGCGAAATTCAAGAAAAGGGAACGAATGAGCACAAAAAAGGAACTCGAACAGAAGAAAGAGCTGGCCCGTCTGTACTATATGCAGGGCGAAAGCCAGAAGGTGATTGCCGACAAGGTGGGCGTGAGCGCTGTGACCCTCGGCAGATGGGTGGATAACGGTGGCTGGAAGGAGAAAAAAGCCGGCATGAACGTGACCCGCCCCGAAATCGTGAACAAGAACCTCGTGCTGATCAGCCGCCTGCTGGACCGGCTCAACAGCGAGGACATCGACCTGAAGGACATCGGCAAGATTGTGGACCAGGTGAGCAAGCTGGCCGCCGCCATCGAACGCATCGACAAAAAGGCCAACGTGATTGATGCCATCGAGGTCTTCACCGCCCTGAACCGGTGGATGGAGGCGCGGATGGAATGGGACGAACAGGTGACACCGGAACTGCTGGCACAGTTCAGCTACTACCAGGATCTGTATATCAGCGAACAGGTGAGAAAAAACTGAAAATCGAAAACTGAAAATTGAAGATTATGCCAAAGAAACATACCTTTATATTATGTGATGGGAACCGGGTGAACAGCTACGGGTTCCGTACCGACCTCGCAGGACTTGACCTTGAACGCTTCAAGAGCAATCCCGTGATGCTTTACGCACACGATTCGTCGGACGTGATCGGCAGATGGGAGAATATACGTGTGGAAGATAACCAGCTGAAGGCCGATGCCGTTTTCGACACCGATGACGAACAGGGCAAGCGCATTGCCGGCAAGGTGGAGCGCGGGTTCCTGAAAGGATGCAGCATGGGAATACACGTAAAAGAGCTGCACGAGGTGGACAATGTTCCCGTGGCCACCCGCAGCGAACTGATGGAGGCCAGTGTGTGCCCGATACCGAGCGACGCGGGCGCGGTGATACTGTATGACGAAAACCGTAAGGAGCTGACCTTTGAAGAGGTGCGGCTTCAATTTAATAACCAATTAAAACCTATTGAAATGAACAAAAACGAAGAAACGAATGTGCAGACCCCCGCTGCGGATCCGAAGGATGCGGAAATCGCCAGCCTCAAGGCGCAGCTTGCCGAGTCGAAGAAACGCGAAGTGGATTCCTTCCTGACCGCCGCTGTGCAGTCTGGGAAGATCACCGAACAGGAAAAGACCGGTTTTGCGAAGCTGGCCGAAAACGACTTTGAGACCGTGAAGGACATCATCGAGAGCAAGCCGGCGAAAGCCAGCGCATCACTGAAAGACCTCCAAGCACAGGCTGCCGCTTCCACCCCTTCTGGGCGTGAGAACTGGACATACCTCGAATGGATGAAGAAGGATCCCAACGGCTTGAAAAGGATGAAAACGGAGAATCCAACCGAGTTTGAAAGATTGCAAAAAACTCTCAAATAGCGTTAAAAAACAAGAATTATTAATTAATCATTAAAACAGAATCATTATGCCAAAACAGATTTTTGCGAGTATTATCCTCGCCCTATTCTACGCCGATGGATCGTGGTTGAACGAACTAACCAGTATGGACCACTTTGTCGATGCCAACACCATCAATTTGAGTTATGTAGGTGCAGATCCAAATGTTATTGAAAATAACACAACTTGGCCACTTACTGAAACTCAACGTACAGATGGTGGCACAGTTGTCGCTCTTTCCACTTTTGATACAGAACCAACTCATGTCACTAATGTGGAAGAGTTGGAAACCAATTACCAAAAGTGTGAGAGTGTGTTGCGGCAACACGCTGATGCATTGCGAGAACATGCGTGCATTTCCGCCGCTTATAATATTTCCCCTGCGAACTCCAATTTTGCAACATCGGGGGCTCCACGTTCCGACGGTAATTTCAAGATGACTTATAACGACATTTTGAGAATGCGCACTGAATTCAACAAACAGAAATGTCCTATGAATGGACGTATCGTGCTTCTGTCACCAGAACATGAGGAAGATCTCCTCTCTGAAGACGCCAACCGTTACCATCTTATGATGCAAACAGGGAGCATCGCAGGCTTCAAAGTCTATACTTTTACAGATAATCCACAATATAATACCTATGGTGCAAAACAACCAAAAGGGACTAACAATCAGCAACCATCTTCTGTCTTCTTTCACAAAAATCTGGTTATGCGAGCTATGGGCGACATTGAAGGTGAACCCGAAAAACGCTGGGCCGATTATAGAGGATGGCTCATCGGTTTGCAAATGCGGTTCGTTGCATTGCCTATGAGAGCAAATCAGGGTGTATTAGCGATGTATAGCGGCCGTTAGTGATTTTATGAGGATTGGGATCTTGGAAACAACGACTCCAAGGTCTCATTCCTAACTATTCATTATTCATTCTAATATTTATTAATTACAATGTTATGGCTAATAAGAAAAATAATACAGAGGCAGAGATCGAAGAAAAAGTTGCAAAAGTTGAGCCGTCAACAGAGGAGGTCTCTCCAGAGGAAATCGGTGAAGATGTATCGAAAAATACTGAATCAGCGTCTGAGAATACAAGTGATGGCGGAGAAGACGCTCCAGGATCCGAAAATACCGAAGTGGATAAGGGAAACGAAGAGGCGCCAACTGCAGAAGGCAGGATTCCTGAGCAAGTGACGAAAGGTGCATCGCGTGCTTTTGAACTAAACCGCAACCTGCGTACTGTCTATGTCATCAGTAATGGGTGTGCGTTCGCTAATTGGCACTTTGCCAAGAATGCAGCACAAAAACTGGAAGACAAACAAATCTGGACTTTCTATAATTGAGATTTAACAGGTAATTACAAACCATCCTAAATATTATAAAATCCTTTACAATGATTCCACGCGGCATAAGAAACAATAATCCGCTGAACATCCGGCGCAACGGTGACCACTTCCAAGGCGAGGTGGTCCCCGGAAGCGACCGGGAGTTCAAGCAGTTCACCACAATGGCCTACGGCTACCGTGCGGCCTTCGTGGTGCTGGGCACCTATCTTGCCCAGGGGCGGAATACCGTGGAGAAAATCATCCGGGCGTGGGCACCTCCCACAGAGAACAACACGGAGGCATATATCAACACCGTGGAGAAACGCAGTGGCGTAGGAAGAACCAAGGTGCTCACGGCGGAATCTGGCGGCGACTATCGCAAGATAGTGGCCGCCATGAGCCACTGTGAAAACGGCGTGCCGGCGGTGATAGCTGACGTGGAGGCAGGGTTTCGACTACAGTTGAAAATTAAAAGTTGAGAGTTAAGAGTTAAAAATGGAGACAATGGGAGTTTTCGGTATCATATCATTAGTGGTGAATCTGTTGCTCGGTGGAACCTCGATTGTTCAATTTGTTACGATCAGGAGTCTGAAGAAAAAGGCCGAAGAGGAAGCCAAAGGTGCTGCCCTTGAAAACATCGACGCGGCTGTAGAAACCTGGAAGAAAATTGTGAACAGCTTACAGGAACAGATTGACAAACTGCTGGGGCAGCGGGCATCTGATGCGGTCAAGATTGAGTGCCTGTCGGAGCAGGTGAAGCAGCAAAACCAGCGCATTGAACAACTTCAAGAGCAA